GTCTATAACATGGAATCAAAAATTGATAGAGTGGCATATGAATTCGAGAAGATTTCGTTTTGCCAATGTAGCCCTGTGATGGTGGGTGGTAGATATACTATGATAAAAGATCCTATAAGGACAATGTCTAGATCGAGCGTATGTCCTTTCGAATATCTACCGTGCTTGGAGAGGTATAAGGGTGGTATTGGTTTATGCGAATTAGCAACAAACCAAGGCGTACCAATTTTACAGGCATTTGCTATCAAATTGATAAATTCTAAAGTTAAACCACTAGGTTGTGTCGATAAGACCCCGGCTAAATTATCAGGTAATGTTGAAATTACTATTAAGGAGATAAGTCTAGAAACTAGAATGAGTTTCTCAATAGCGTTTGATATAACGCCTTCTGAGCAGATAGAATGGGAAACAACTCTTGCCGGGAACCAAATTGGAGAGACCCAACTCATCAATTTCATTAAAAAATATAAAAACTTTCACAAAAATTAACCTAATAACAAAATGCCCAAAGCGTTATTAAAGGTAAATAATCAAAACAACTTGAACGATATCAAGAACAAACGTAAACAACGTAATCGCAAAATAAACAACTCGAAGAACAAGCACAAAGGAGATTCTCCACAAACAATTGTCAATGCTCCGACATCGCGTTCAATCCGCAGCATCAACACTAAGCCATCAATGCGTCAGAGTGGCGAGACCTTTATTGTCACTCACAGGGAGTATATCAAGGACGTTACTTCAGCTAACTCTGGGTTTGGTGTTAGTATTACTCCTATCAATCCTGGTTTGGCAAGTTCGTTCCCCTGGCTGTCGCAAATTGCTGCTCGGTTTGAGTCTTATATCTTCGATCGTCTGGATTTTGTCTATCAACCCATTTGCAATACTACGACTTCTGGTTCCGTTATGATGGCAGTTGATTTCGATGCACTCGATGTCGCGCCAGCAGACAAAGCTATTCTTATGGCTAATCAGCATGCTGTCAGATGTTCACCATGGGACAACGTTAGATACTCATCACGTAGTAAGAACTTACATAAATTTGGAATACAAAGATATGTTAGATCGGTTGCCGCTCCAGACAAATCTGATATTAAGACTTATGATGTTGGTAATTTCTTTGTAGCTTCTCAAAACACGCCCGCTACTACAACATCATTAGGAGAATTATACGTGGAGTATACTGTTCGATTATTCACTCCACAAATTCAAACATCACTAACAACAGCTGTCAAAAATTCCAATGTATCTCAAATGGGAACTATTGTTGTTCCGAAAGTGGGCAACGACGTGGCAGCAGCTATGAAATCTATCATTTACACTGATAGTGACAGGCCATTAATGTGGCTCGGACAAGTGATGAAAGACTATTTACTGGTCTTTATGAATTTTAAGGATATGGGCCCATCTATAGTTAATTGGGCCAGTCAGACATTACCTTCTGACATGATTTCGCCGGTTAAACTATTTGGATATTTCCAAAACGCTTTGCCCGGGGCTAGTGCTGGATCGGATTATCCTTATAAGATATCCGAGATGGCAGAGAATGTGGGGTTAGCTTGGAGACAGAATCTAAATGATGCCTTACGTGCATTGTATATAAGGCCCAACACAGGCCAATTTTCTGATTCTTTCAAAACTGGTGAAATGCTTAAACAACCTAATCCATATCCTTTCTTAATAAAGCGAAGTCCCACCACTGACTTCACTTATAATTTTAGTGTTCTTCCTTTCCCAGGATCTGTGGATATTTATCCATTTTCATCTGGGGCCAAGATTGCTTTAGATTACGCTTATAACGAGGTGTTGATACCAACACTAACACCTGGCTTCCAACCTACTAAGAGCATTAAATTCGATAACCTCAATGATTTTGAGGTGCGTAGAAATCTTGATGATTTTCCTGAATTAGAGGAAATAAATCGTAGCACATCTAGATTAAACCTATTTAGTCGCTTCAAATAGTACGATAACAGTACGGGTGGCTCCCAACTAGCCAAGAAACGCTAACGTCTGGCAACGGACTATCCTTTGAAATCTCTTATCTATCAGGACCGGGAATCCTGACGAGCTGAGCTTTGAGTTAGAAGGAGAGCGTGGTAATCTACCATAACGTGTAGCAGATAGCAACTGTGAGACCCTTGTTAGAGGGCACCCATGAGGTTAAGCTTTAAACAATTTATTATTATGTA